CTATAATCCTCATTATTTACAAATAGCAAAACCACCCAAGATTACCGTTCCTGGTTGTACCTATCAACATCGTGATATAAAAAATACTGGTAATCGTAATTTGTTATTAGAAGATCCAAATGGTGTCTTTACAACGTGTGATTTTCCGTTTCCTAGTTTTATCCCTCTTGACTATACACCTGAGAATCTTGTCATTACAGAAGAAGCACCTATTAGTAATGAACCCCCGCCCTTACCAGAAACAGAGCAGCCAAAGATTCCTGACTTACCTGAACCACCCCCACCTCCTTTTCCTCCCTGCCCTGGTAAAAATGACCAAAGAGTAGGAGACTTTCGTAACGATAAAAAGTTAGAACGTGTTATTGGACATGAAAGAGGGCAAGATGGGAGTGAGTGTATAACTCTTTATGAAGCAGTTGAGTGGAAAGAACAATACATTCCTTCTGCTCCACAGTTTGTTGGGGTTTTTAGCCTTGCTTTGGTTGGTGCTTCTGCACCATTGGTACTTCAGCTTGTCCGTCCAATAGTTAAACAGTTAGTAACTAAATTAACTAAAAAAAAGGTAAAATAAAAACACCCTATTCGCCAAGGCAATGGATAGGGCGTCTAGGTAGGCAAGTTAAAACCCGTGCTTGTCTACTGCTTAATTTTGTGAGTATGTGGGATAACTTGATTTGGTGGAATATTAATAACAATATCTTCACAAGTGATAGCACTAGGAGTATTAGGTTTGAAGGTAACACCTAATTTTGCTTGCTTCGCACATTGCTCTAAACGAAAAAGACTAATTTCCATCTTAGTTTTCTTTATCAATAATTTTTGAGCTTCGATATTTACCATTGTTGCTTCATGGCAAAGTGCTGGTGATTTACCCAAAGGAATATTGAACTGAGCAGATATTCCATAATTTAAATTAAAATTATCTTTTTCAAATCTAGGTATTTCTGAGTAATATTTTATCTCTCCAGTATCTTCATCATAGATGGGTGTTCTCGTAATGTATTGTTTGGGCCGTGCGAAAGACCAACTATCGGTTACATAAGGTGTGATAGTGAGGCTAGGCGAGGCACAGACTATACCTTGACTCATTCTGTAAGATGGCATGGCTGACGGGGTTATCATGGTGGCATTATTATTAACTACCCCTTGAGCATTTGACGAAGGAGAAGCAACAGTTGTATTAGCCAAAACCCTTGCAGGACAAAGGATTATAGCTATTGTCCAAATGTAGTTGTAGTTTCTGTGGTTGTGCTTGTATTTATTTGGCGAGTTATAGTTGTTGTCGTGTCTAGCCCTGGGGTGATTAGTGTTTCTTGTAGAGAAAATGCTGCTCCATCGTTTGTTATTGACCAGCGAGGTATAGCTTCTAAGTTTGGTGAAGTCCAATGAAAGTTCACCCCTCCAACTGTTTGTTCATTCGTAGTCGTAGGAGTAGGGTTGATATATCCCGTTTCAGATTCGATATTATGTCCTGATGCTGAATAGCTGTAGCCTGTTCTGTACTGGTGGCTTGTAATTGTTTCATTTATTACTGATTCAGATGTGCTAGTAGTTGTCGAAGTACCTGTCCGAAATTGAGGAACTACGGGCACGGCTTCTGCGAAGTCTGTCCATATAAGTATTACCCCTATCAAGGAAAATCTTATATAACGCAAAAGAACAAGTGCCATAAATCAAAATTGCTAGTAGAGCAGATACTATGGGAAGAATCATTCAATCTATCGTAATAGTAACTTTAGTGGATCCTATGCAACTTGTACCTGACCCACCTGCGGTACAAGTATGGACTCCAGAACTCAATGACGTTAAAGCGAGAGATCCAGCAGTACCGCCTGATCCGATAGTAGTCTGTCCACCTAATACTGGTAATGCTGCAATCCCCGAACTAGGAGTTACGGTAGAAGGAGTAGCATCACCCATAATTACCGATTCTGTCTTAGAAAACGCTGAACCTGCACTTGTAATTGAGGTGTCAGTTTGTATCATTGCTGGTACGCCTGAAGTTAACGAACCAACATTGATCCCACCGATTTTTCCTGATGTTGTGGTATCTCCTACAGTTACAGATGGTGTTATGTTGTTTCCGCTAAGACTATATGTAGTTCCTACCTTGTTGGTTACTACATAAGGCATATCCACAGTAATTTGTGCAGAAGTAACAAACTCTTGTTTAATATCTGCATAAACTGGTGCAGATAAAACAAATATAAAAGGAAGTAGTTTTTTCATTTAATACCTACGTTAGTGTCCTTGTTATCAATTATTTTAGCAGCGTTTGTAGGTTTCTTTTTGTTAACGGAGATACCGTATGAACCTAGCACCCCACTGGTTAAGCCTGCTAAAAACGCTCCGTCATTGCGAATCTTATCCATGTATCCAAGAGTCATCATCGCTAAGGACCAGCAAAGAATCATAAATCGGACAGCATGACCAAAGATTTCTCCCCAATCAGTGCCCTCTTTCTCTTCTTGTTCTTCAACCATGAAAATTAAGATTCTTGTCTAATACTAGCAAAGTAGCTATGTTTGGGAAGTAACACATAAAAACGATGGTAAAAATTTTAAAACCTATCCTTCTAGTCTTTATTAAATCAAAAGCAATGAAGAGATTGATTGTAGATCTGTTAAAAGCTATAGCTAAACAAACAGACAACTCGATAGACGACCAAGCCGTTGCTTTTATTGAATCCAGAATGTTCCCTGGTACTACTACAAATCTTCAATAAAATGAAAGATTCTTTTTTTCAAATTATTTTTGAATCTCCACCAGCTGAAGCTGAACTTTCTACAGAGCTAAGATGTAGAGAGATTATGAAGTCTAATGATATTGATAAAATAAAAGCGTTTTGCTGTGATTTAGTAAGAAACCAAAGTAAAATTGACGCTGTGCTTTCTTCAGCTTTGTCACGATTAGCAGAGCAAGAAGCAAGAAAAATGGTTGAAGATAAGATAATGAAAGCAAAAGGTATAAATAAATTATTGTTTCTATTTCATCAATTTATGGTTATGAAACAAGTAGAAAAAATTATGAAAGCAAGCCGTCCTCAAAATCCTTAAGCTCTTGTTCTGAAAAATCCTCTACACGCATACTTAAAACTTCGCAAACTAAGGCATTGTGTTTTATAACAGCAGTTCTAATAAATTTTGTGACCCACTTACCATTGGTTATAAGCTGTGCTTTTCGATTGCCGTCAATAAAAACATAATGATCATAACCTCTTAAGTCTTGATCTAATAGTTTTTTTTCTAAGTTTGATATTCTATTTAATTTTAAAGTTTTTAATTTATTCATTGTAATAAAGATCGTGTACTCGTTTTAGTGGTATCGCAGCTACAGCAGGTACAATACTATTTCCTAAGGCTCTAGTGCGGTCCACCCGATTGGATAACCCATCATCTCCTCTACGAAGTATGGGCTTACTTGCATATGATCTCCAATCTGGGTTAAGACGTCTGGTAGTACCTTCGGACCATATTTCTCGTTCCATTTTGCTGAAGTCCTGCCTTTGTAATCTCTTGCTGTTGGGGTCGGTAGACTTTGTAAGTGGTTGAACAATTCCACTGTCTGAGGATTCAAAGCTTCTCGAAGATTTGCTAACTTGGTTCGCCCCTTCCGATGAATCGTTGTTTGTTTGATCATCGACTCTACTGATCGAGGAGGAAGGTGATCCATAGTCGTTGGTGTAGGCAACACACCACCACCTTGAGCGTCTGTGGCAGGCTCCCAATGAACTCGCAGATATAACTGACCATTCTGCATCGTACCCTGCTTGGGAAAGCTCTCCGAGAACGATGTCCAATCCATTATTAAGGATAGCTGCCACGTTTTCCAAGACAACGAATCTTGGTCGAACCATGCGTATGACTCGCATGAGTTCGTAAAAGATACCTGATCTGGATTCTTCTGTGATTCCAGTTCTATTTCCTGCCACTGATATTGATTGACAGGGAAAGCCTCCGCAGATGACATCATACTGTCCAGGGATAGCTGTGAATGTTCTGATGTCATCATGGATTGGTGTAAATGGAAAATGTTTTTTAAGAATCTTTTGGCAAAATGGATCAATTTCAATAAATTGTGTTGTTCTATAACCTCCTACCAGTTTAGTAGCAGCGTAAGAAAAACCACCGATACCCGCAAAGGTATCTAACATTGTTAAACCTTGCATTTTTTTTTGTATGTTCTATTTGGCAAGTGCATCAAATAATTGTGTAGCGGTAAATTCATTAAATGACCGCATTGTTTAACGTGTTCTTGAATTGTGTATTCACCTGGTTTGTAATTTTTCATTTTTTTGTCCAATTAAATCCGTTAGCGATACGACTTTCTTGTGCTTTGTTCATAAGTCTCATATCTTCTGACTCCGCATCTTGATAATCTTCTCCATCTGCATAGGTTTCAGCGTATTGGTACGCAAGCCTTCTTAAAACAGCACTTGCTTTTTCACCTCTTGCTTCACATAAGTCTTTAAATAATTTACCTCTTGTAGGGTCTATAAGAACTTGAAATAATACTTTTCTAAAGATGCGATTGTATTCTTTAGTTTCTTTTACTGGTGTCATAAACTAGCGTTTCTTTCATTATACTACCATGTTATAGGAGTGTCAGATTTTCTCCAACGATTATTAAATGCAACTCGTTTAGCTTTACGTTTTGCTTGCTTACCAGCTCGTATTTCTCTAAAGGCTTTTAAATTTTCTGTAACAGTAACAATATCTCTTGTCATAGCAAACTTAACTTCTTTCATTAAGTTCTCGATAACTATGTCTCTAGGGTCTTTTTCCATTAGCCTCGTGCGGGGGGATAGCGTCCGAATTGTCCCAAACGCTTTAATCTCTGTTATAACCTAGATTTGCAATGGGACAAGAGGGGTGGGACAAAGCTGTTAGGCTTCTTGTGTCCCATCTTCTACAAAAGCCCAATCCTCATGATTAGTAAATAGTTCATCAGTGGGACAACCTTCAACTGTCCCATCAGTATGTCCCGACCCATTTGTATTAGTATCACTATCATTTAATGTAGGTGGGACAGTATCCACGGCCTCCCCCCGTGCGAGGATAGCTTTATACTTCTTTCCTTCTTTAGTTTCTTCTACAAATTCTATAAGACCTCTTTTTTCTAATCTTTGGAGTGATTTTCTTATGGTTCCAGTTTTACCACCAATCAAAGGATCATATAAAAGATCGAATTTGGAACGTGCTTCAGGGTGAACGGATCTCATTCTTTGTAAAATTTTATCTGTGATATTTGCAGGGGTATTATCTTGAGATGCTATTTCGGGAGTGAAATCAGATATACTGTAAGTAAGATCATCTTCCATCTTCATAATCAAGGAAAGACCTGATCTACCGATACGAGATTTTTCAACTTCTATAATTCGAGCGTTACTACCAACTCTGCCTACGAGATCATCAGTTGGTTTCTTTAAAGCCCAAGTTTCATCTACACCATCTCTAATAGCAGAAGTACCTCTAAATCCACCATTTTTATTAGCGTGATGAATAACAATTATAGAAGTTGGCTCCCATAATGAACCATTGTTTTGAGTTAACCAATAAAGAGGAGTAGCAAAATCAGATTTGTTTTCATCAAAACCTTTACCTCCGCTACAACCAATAAGGGAGTCAATGATAACTAATTTTGGTTTTACAGCATCCATCAATTTTATGAACTTTGCATAGTTTTGGAGCGACCAATCACCAAGAATATAAGTATCGGTGTCCATTGGATATTCAATATCCTCCAACTGTTCTTTAAGCTGAACCATTGATTGATCACCATTCAAAAGAAGAACTGGACCTTTCTGTACTGGCATATATTTGCCTCGAACTAGAAAAGGACTACCAGTTGCAACGTGCTTCGCAAGCGACCAAGCAGACATTGATTTACCATCTCCACCTGAACCGAAAAGTAAAACAGTAAATGGTGAAGGTAAAATATCTGGTACGGTAAAACTTCTCTCTACTTCCAAATTCATCAAAGATTCTACTGTCATTATCTCAGAAGAATTTTCATATTTCATCTGATCTATCAAGAGTTTTTCAATACCTTGTTGATCTCTGTAACCAGCTTTGATTGACAAAGCATTTAACTTGTAATTCATCTCAGCTGGATTATCAATATCTAATAAGTCTTTAGCTTCTTTGATTAAATCCTCAAATTTTGGTACGGATAATCTTGTTTCTTGTATGAAGCGTGACTCTGCTTCTTCAACAATCTTTTTTACTGTTTCAGTAAACCTCCTTCTTTCGGGATCTTCTCTATCTGCAAGCCAAATGAGTGTACCTAAACCAATACCACTTGATTTTGATTTGAATGAATAGAAAACATCTTTACAGGGATTACCATTTTCCCACTCTTCAGCATAATCTGGATCTTCAGATGACCAAGATGCCCATAGATGTAAACCTAAGTCATTAGGTAATACAGAATGGATAGCCATACCCACTCTGACCCAATGATCTCTACTGCCTGTACCTTTCTGTGGAATTACTGAAATACAATCTGCAATGATCTGAGCAATTTCATCTTGTGTACGATCTGTGAAGTCAATATCTTTTTTAATAATATTCGTATCTTCTTTCTCTTTCATTTCAGCTATAAGCCACTCAGGAGCGTCAGGGACGTTATGTAAATCTCCTTTTAATGTATATTCACCTTCGGGTGTGTTTGTACGCTCATGGCCAGGGTACAAGCCTTTTAATACTCCTTGCCTACCCCATAAGATTTCATAGTTTCTATCACCAAGACCAAAACCTTTTAATCCTGTCCATCTATCGCTAGGAATTTTAAAAACAAATTTAGCTGCATTCTTTTTGGTCGAAGTAACTCTTGGAGCGTTTTTTAAATCTTCACCCCATAATTTTTCATATATTTTTAATTCTGCATCTATATCGAGGATTACATAACCATTGCCACGAATACCTGTCCAAAGACCAATAGCTTGTAGATCATAATTCTGACGCATTGCTAAAGCTGCATCTTCGGGAGTGTATTTTCTGTGGTGTGAATCTTCTAAAGGTGTTTTACCTTTTGATAAAGTTCCTGATATTAATTTTGATCCTTTTTTATAAATAGGAGCACAAACAAAGTCAGCAGGTAGTGACTTTACAAATTTTAACAAACTCATGTGTTATACTAGCAAGGTAGACTGTGATTACTTCTCTTTAGGATAGTTCATTCAATAGGGAAGTTTCCACATTCTACATTCATTGACGTAAATGGAAACCCC